GCAGTTGCTTCAGTAAGGTCGCCTGCTGTGACCGCTGAATATACAGGAACTTGTAGTACTTTACCTGCGTTTGCTGGAACGTCAAAAGTCGTTACCAACTGACGAGCAACACTTTGCTCGTATGCTGCGAACTGAGCTTCTGCAAGCAGTTTTGTAAATAGTTCGCTATTGATTGTAGTATTATTAGCCATGAATTTCTCCTAAATGTTTGGCGTTATATGAGACCGTTAGCTTTGGCCTCTGCATAGCGTTGTCTATGAGCAGGATTCTTCATATCCAATTTAGAGAGATCAAATTCACTTGTGTTATTCACACCTGTGTTTGATTTGGTATTAGTGGTAGCCGGAGCTGCACTAACAAAGTGTGGATTCTTTTCTAGAAAGTCTTTTACCAAATCATCAACACCGAGTGGGGTGCCTGAATCTGTGTAACGAACTGTACCATTTGAATCTACAACTTCAACATCGCCTGTATCTCCAAGACGCACTTGCGTATTCAACAAGCTTCTAACTTGCTCAGGTGCAACTGCCTTGTATCTACTTGCGGCTTCTAGTAAAGGTGTATTCACTTTGTATTCTTTAATTACCTGGTCTCTTTTTTGGATTTCAGCATCCTTTTTTGCAGCCATTTCTTGCAGAACTTTTTCAAATTCACCACGCTTGAGTGCCTCATCTTGTTTGGCTTTTTCAGCATTTGCTTTCATTTGTTTTAGTTCGTTAAGATCACCTAGCTCACTAAGTTGCTTTTCAAACTTGGCTTCAATGCTTTTACGCATACCTGCCATATGTCTATCAAAGTCTTCTTGAGTGTAAGTTTTAACTGCATCTGCCTGAGTTTCAGTTGTGCCTGTGGGCTCAGTAACCTCTACATTGTTGTCCATGATATCATCGCTCATGTTGCGGTAACCTCCTTTAAGAGTAATAAGAATAAAGCCTAGATGTACTAGACTCTCTGTAATGTTATTTATACTAGATTATTTTTTTCTAGTGATTTTCGGGCCTTTTCTAGCTGTTGCCTATTCTGTTGTATAAAACAAGGCACAGGTGTGCTGTTGTTTTTAAAACTAGGATGACTCCAAAGCCATTCCTCATCTGGACGTAGTATATTGAATCTGTTTGACATCTTTTTAAGTTGTCTAGGATTGTGGCGAGGTGCAAGATATAATCTTGCTTCCCAATTGCCCAAGGGGGATATAATTCCTCGCCACAATGTTAAGTCTATCCCGGCCCTCTTAAAAGCGGCATGACTCCACGGGCATACTGTTTTTATTGATTCAAAGTATTGCTTCCAATCAACCTCTACGTCCGCCACGTGAGCCTTTTTTCTTCTTTGGCATTATTACTCCTCCACCGGCACCCAGAAATGCCTACAGTTATATCCACCTCTTACAACAAAAGGATCGCCTGGTTCTTTGCCAGCCCAACTATCACTGTTCCAAATTGCATATATTTCTTCTTCAGTAAGCGTTGCGCCATCCAACTGCTGACAAAACTCTCTTGATGTTTCAATAACACCGCCTGCGTATTGAAACTTCTTAACTTCTTTGCGTTTGGCTCTGCCTAGGCTAAATGCACCTTCAAATCTCATTACAGTGTCTTGAGCTTTTCTTCTAACTGTTTCTCTAAGATTTGCTCCAATAGTTACACCTGCAAATTTTTCCTTTAGTGCATTGACCACAGGTTGTATTTCACTTGTAGGTGCGTTGCGATTGCGTAGTGCTCTAAGTTGTCTTTGCAGTCTTACAGTTTCCGGATCATTAGATTCTGCAAATACACCTGAGACAGCTGTCCTTGCCTGGCGGGCCACTTGATCAACTGCTACTCCGGCTATGCCAGCAATAACAATTTCATCAATTATACTATTTTGCTGTTGTTGTATTTCAGTTTCTATTGAGCCTTGTGCTATCTGACCCAACGTCTGAGCTGCTGTGGTATCGGCTTGGTCTTTGTCTCCTAGACCTTGTATTGCCACAGTATCATCCGCAACTGTTTGTAATTCACTAGGCACTGATTGAACAAAGTCTGTCATAGGTTGAAATGCTTGTGCAAGTTGCGCTCTGTTGTTTGCAAGCGTAGTTGAATCAGGCTGTGCAAGTATTAGTTCAGCCAAGCGATTTTCAACTGCTTTGGTCGCATCCTCTATCCTATCAGTGTTAGTGTTGATAACTTCCGTTATCAGGTTGTCATGTTTTTCGATTTCAGTTTTGGAGGCCATCGATCGTTCTTACTGTTGCTTGTTCAGGATGTATGAATCCTTGTGCGGCTAGTGCAAGATGTTCTGCTTCTGTTGTTGCAATTACAGTTTCTCCTGTTTGAGGATTATACATAGGATGTTGTTCAAAGCCGTCTATTTCACCTGCAATGTCATCATATATTTCACCGTTATCAACTGCAAGGTCTGCAATAATTTTATAGATTTCTTTCTTGTAAGTTTTACTAGGAACACCTGCTGCCAATGCTTTGATGTAGAATTCTAAATCATTATATGTGTCACGTATGTTGTAGCTCATAGGATATTTGATATAGCCTTCATATTCATAACCCATGTATGCAGCCCATAGTCTCCACATTGATTCTTCTGCAAGTTCTATTGACTTTGCTTTGCTTGCAAGTCGTGAATTCAACATTTGGAATTCAACTTCACGTGATACTCCACTCATAACTTTTGTTTCTTTAGCACGAACGGCACCGGTGTTAGCTATTCTGTCTATAGCTTCAATTGCCTGATCTACCGCCTTGTAAATAGATTCTACAGAGGTACCATTGAATTCAAGTAAGTAAGGTTTCAAACCAGGATCCATTGACTCATCCATGTGTATCAATGCACCGGCGCCGATACCTGCTTGTGTATTAGGTGTTTTAACTAGACTCGGATGAGTGTTAAGTCTAATTGATTGATCAACTTCGCTTTGTGCATTGTAGATAAACTTCTGTAGGTCTGCAATGTCTGAAATATCACTTACACCTATACCTCTAACTGAACTTCTTTTGTTGTAGCAGATCACAGCAGGTATCATACCTAGTTGGTTTTCTTCAACAGTCATTTCAATTATGTCATTTGCGTTTTCATTTACAACTGAAGTCTTAACTGCTTCACGTGACCATTCTTTTACGGTAGTAATGTCACCATTGATTTCTTCAATGTACTTGAGATAACTTAATTCATATTTGCCTAGGCTGTTTCTTGACCATTGCCAATCAGTTATGAACATAGGTGTCAGCATTGAAAGGTAAGGACGAACGCCGGCTTCTACTTCTTCAGCTCTTGTTGTTGCACCTATGTTTGGTTTTGAAACAATCATCCAAGCGTGTCCAAATACGCTTACCCATATTGACAAGTCACGCATAAAGTGATCTAAACTTCTACCTTCATAATCACAGTCCATCCAAAAGTCTTGCATCATAGGATCATCAGCCATTGACCCTAGGTCACGCATAGGATGTTCCTTAAACAAGAATGAAGTATAAACTGAAACAACACTTTGACAGTGGTTGTCTAAGGGTGTAGTTCTTAACCGTAAATCATATTCAGCTGCTGTTTCTGTTTGGTATCTTGCAAGGTGGCCTGCTTTGCGATATTCATCTCCACCTAGGTAACTTTCTAATAGGTACTTGTATTGTCCCTTATAACTGTTGTAAATGTCATTGCCCGAAAGTATTTTGGCAATTTCATTTTGAATTGTTTCTGTTGCGTTTGACATCTTGGATCCTTATGATTGTAGAGCAACTCCCCAGCGTCCCAGGGGCTCTGTATTATCAACATTTTTACGAACAGGAAACAAATAGGCAACCATATAACTTAGCGCATCGAACATATGATCATAACCTGTGTCCTTGTCCGGTATTCCTGTCCCTTCCTTAAAAGTATGTTTGTCTAGACTTTCTACAGTGTATTTATTGTCTTTGCTAATATATAGGTGATTTTCGCCCGATGCTGTACGAAATCTGGCATTGAGTGCATTTATTCTGTCTTTGACAGGATCATGCTTGCGTGGTGCTTTGACAATAAAGCCTGCGTTCTGTAGCAGTATGTGATCACTCATGCCTCCTGAAACTGATTGTCTGCGACTGCCTGAAGGGTCTGGATAAACAAACACCTTGCTCTTTGGATATCTGTTTTTGATTTCTTCTGCTACTTCTTCTGTGTTTGATGAATACACATTCAATTCATCTATTGTAAAAAGTGTATCACCTTGTCTTACTGCAATAACTGCTGTCATAGGAT